TATAGTGTTTCTGCATGGTGGTCTCCTTTGTTTGTGGTCTTGGTGTTTTTGGACGAATTCCAATTACCACAACTGAGGCCACCATGCCTCTCTCAAATTGTGCGAAAAATATTATACGTTATCCCCCTCCTTTTGACTGAGCAGGAAGTATCACGGCTTACTTCCATTCCATTAAACACCCTCCGTGGAGACCGGTTCAAGCGCCAAGGTTTCCCCTATATCAAGAAAGGTCGTTCAATCAGATACCGCATTTCTGACATCCAAAGCTATCTCGATCAGCACACAATCCGGCCTGAAATTGAGGAAGCGCAATGAACGAAGAATATCCCCCCATTGTGATCAATTTTTCCCCGGAAGGTTTCAAGCCTGTCAAGCTCTTGGCCCTTTATTCTGCAAATCTTCTTATCCAACCGGTACAAGCAAATGACAAATATGCCGGATGGACCATGGAAGAATACGCTGAAAATGGAAAGACCTTCAACCTCAATGGAAGCGACTTGGCTGATATCGCAGAAATTTTCGGGTTGCCGACTTATGACCTTGAAATCGAGGGAAAAAACGACCATCCAGGAAGAATCCGAGGTCTCAGACAAATCATCTTCCCGATACTGTCACAGCAACTGGTGAAACAAGAAGACATCGGTGAGCAGCCTCAAAAGCTCTATGCACGGGAAACACCCGAATCTCTTAAGATCATAGCCGTCTATGAGGACGGAACTTCTTGTCATTCATCGTATCGCGGTAGCTATGATTTGCACTGGGACGAAATAATCAAGGAGGACTGATCCATGAATGATACAGCAAAACGCGACCTGGATCGATACAGACAAGCCGGCAGCGATATATCCATGATGCTGATCTTGTTGCCTCACCATTTTCTATTAGCCAGGGGCAACTACGATCCTGATTTCAACGATAACAATCCTGAACTCACCAACGCAGGCAAGGAAGCCATCGACAGCCTCAAACGGTACAAAGAACTTCTATTCAAGCAGGCCCACCGCGATTTTCCCGAGGAAGAATTCCAGGAATTCAAAATAGACCTTGATAACCATCCTGGAGACTATCCACCATCCTTCAAGGTGGAGAAATGAACCTGACGGAAAAAATCCTCCAGGCGCTCAAAAGTTCCCCTTACTGGCACCAGAGGACCAGGATAACCGGCAACACGATTCAGGGGCTTGTTTGCCCTGTCTGTGGCGATAAATCCGCCTGGGCATACAGTGACAGTCCTATGTCAGTGAACTGCAACAAATTAGGATCCTGCAGCGCCCGGACGCGTACTCTTGAATTATTCAACATCCGGCAGGATATTGAAAAGGAATTCAAGCCAACGAAAGCGGACCCCCACCGGCCGGCCAGGGCATACCTCGAAAGCCGGGGAATAAAGAATTCCCTCAAAGGCCTTGATTTTGAATACTGGCCGAATGTCCGCAAAACCGGCAGCGGCGCGGTAATGTTCCCAGTTGGTAAAGATGAAAAAGGTAAGCCAGTTTATAACGGCCGCCTGATCAACCCGCCGCCAGGGGAAGGGAAAACACATAATAGTAACAGCACTGCCGGCCAATATTGGAAGTATCCAGGAATTAAATACAACCCCAATCAGCAAACTTATGTGACGGAAGGAATCCTTGACGCTCTTTCGCTCATCGAGATTGGCCACCAGGCAATTGCAGTTCTTTCAGCCGGCCAGGACCCCGGCAAGGTTGATCTTTCCGAATTTAACAAACTGGTATTTGCCTTTGATCCTGATGATGCCGGCGCGAAGGCTACAAAGAAATGGCTGGAAGCCTATTCGGAAGCATCCTGCATCATGCCGGATAAAGGCATGGACTGGAACGATCTGCTCCAATCAGGCCCACCCGATACTGTCAAAAGCAATTTTTCCGCAAACTATGAACGATACCAGGTCAATGCAAAACTGGCCCTGACGGAAACGGCCCGGGAATACGTCGATATTTACCGCAGCTTCTACAACAATGTGCCCGGGCTCTTTACCTTCAATAACGGCACATACTTCAGCTCGATCCGTAAAAAAGGCGATGACACACACGTCCAGGTTGAACAGTGCGGAAAGTTTGCCGTACAGGTGCAATCCTACCTGGTAGACCGGAGCTGCCCGGATCAGCCGGACTTCAGATATCATCTAAAGATCATCCCGAAGAACGGGCGGCCGGTAACTGCAACAGCCACCGGGCGGGATCTGGCTTCCAGCCTGCGGGCACGTGAATTTTTCCTGACCAGGGCACGGGTGGCGTGGTCCGGCGGCAGCCAGGCGACAACCGCCCTGGGCGAATTAATCACCAGTTCCAGGAAAGCGCCGGAAGTGCGGCAGCTCATTTTATCCGGCTATGACGTATCCACCGGATTATATCTCTTTCATGATTACGCGGTGGACGCCACCGGCAGCATACAGAAGCCGGACAAGTGCGGCCTGCATAAAATATCGGCCCGGGAATGGGTTAAAATACCGCCGCACGCTTCTGACAAGGCAATCCGGCCCGCCAGCCAAGGACCACCGGTAAAAGAGATTTACAAGCTCTTGACTGCAGCATACGGCGATAATGCCGCCGCTGCAGTCGCATGGTGTGCCGCCTCCTGGTTCGTCAATCAGGTTAAAGACCAGGTCGGATGGTTTCCTTTCCTCAGTCTGTATGGAGATGTGCAGGCGGGGAAATCGGCCCTCACTACCATGCTGAATGCTATCCAGGGCCTCAACACCGAAGGATTCCCGATCAGCCAGTTATCCACGAAAAAGGCCCTTGCTCGCTCAATAGCCAGGGAATCAGGACGCTTCACGGCCCTGCTTGAGGATAACCAGAGAAACGATAGGGCATTTGATTTTTCCGTGCTGCTCACCGGATTCAATCGTGGACCCCTGCAGCTGCAGGCGGCTTTTTCCAATGACCTGAGAACCAGCGAAGCACCTTTTCAGGGAGCTTTGCTGTTTGTCCAGAACACGGAGCCATTTAACAGTAAAGCGGAAAAGGAACGGGTTATTTCCCTGTATTTCAAACACGATCACCTAACCGATCAGACCAGGGCGGCATATGACAAGCTTATCAAAATCCCCTTATCGCAACTGGCCAGGGTAATGGTTACCACCCTGCAGCAGCGCAAGGCATTTGAGGAAAACTGGATCAAAGAATATGAAAAGGCCGTTGAAGACCTGAGCGAAGTCGATAACCGCAGAATTCTTCAGAACCATGCGCTTCTGTTGGCCTTTCATCGGTTGTTCTGCCGGGTGCATAAAATCAATCATAACCTTACCGGATTCATACAGAATACAGCCGTCAAAAAAGTTGAATCCGCAGCAGCCCAAGAATACACGGTTGCTTCTCATTTTTTCGAAACCCTTGATTTACTGGACGATGAGAAGACAAAAACCTGCATCCATATTGATGAAAAAACAAGCCTGCTCTATCTCAACCTGCCGGCAGTAGAGCAGCTTATCCGCAACAAGGGCGCTCAGTTCGCCTATCACGATAACCTGGGGAAGGCGCTCAAGAGCCATCCCGCGTTTGTAAAAAGTAATCATAAGTACAGATTCCCCGCCGACCCTAAAACAGATATCGAGGGACGGACCATCCAAAGAAGAGTGTGGATCTTCGACTGCACAAAGTTCGACTGAGATTTCCGGGGACTCGTGGGGACTAGTAAAAAACAGATTGGGGACACCGTAACTATATAATTTTATTAAAATTGTGACTTAGGGGACTCCGGGGACATGAAAAACAGGGCCTATAATATAAAAACAATAATTGAAATAAATCATAAGGGATAAATACACATAGTCCCCTAAGTCCCACAAGTCCCCAATATATATAAATATATAATATTATTATAAATATATATATAAATTTGGGGACAACCTTAAGACTTCGGGGACTTCAACACGGAAAAATGAGCCTCTTTAAACAGATAGAACAGGTCAAAAGTTCTGCCGAAGAAATAATCATCACCGGACAACCGCCGGAAAAGCAGCCCGCCGATACTGATTCATCTTCTTTGCAACCGGACGGCCCGCCCGCTGATCGGAAGCAAGCAGCCCCACGGCGGCAGCCGAAACCTGAGCAGCTGAAATTCCTGAAGCCCTGTTCCATCTGCTACGGCCGGGAATTCACCCACCGGGAGAACGGCGGCTTTTTCTGTAACACCTGTCAACCCGGGATCAAGGGCCACCCGGTCATAGCCATGGGCCCCCGGCAACCTCCAGAGACAATAACCGGCCTCCCCTGCGCCGGCTGCGGCTCGAGCACCTGGACCAAAGAAAGGGATGGATACCAGTTTCCGGACGGTTTCATTGTCGACGGCTGGCACTGCGGCGGCGACCGCTGCCCGGTCAAGCTGCTCACCGGCAACAAGGAAGCGGACCAGCGGACAAAGGATCTGGTCATGAACCCGGATCCGCCAGCAGCTGCAAAGCAGGCCCTGACTTTGCCGGACGATCCTCCCGGGGATGAAGAAAAATATTTCCGCGCCAGCTTCTCCTGGATCATGGATCACCTGCCGCAGCTGCTGGCTGCCGGATGGACCAGGCCGGGGCTCTTTCGGCGCTCAAAATTCCGGTGGCCGTTAGGCTCCTGGGGTGCAGCCTGGTCGGCTGTCTGGGGCAAGCCGGATCTGAGAGTACAGATAGGCTCCCGTGGAGAACTGGTATTCACATTTTCCAGCGGAGTCCGGAAAGTTACACAAAGGATCAACAAATCATGAAAAAAACAGGGCATTCCATAGAAAACCAAAGTAGTACAGAGCACAGAAGAACACTCTATGATATTGATATCATGTCACTTTTGCCAACTTGCCATTTTTTATTTTATTTTTTTCGCAACCAAATGGCGGGCCCGCCGCCACCGCATGTGATGCCACCCCCCTGGAAAGGACCCGCGACATTGATCCGGAACGCTGGCAATGAAGCAAATTCGTCATTTTTCGGTTCTTTCCAGGCCGACAATTCAACTAAGGGGCTCTGAGGGGAAACCGGTAAACAGACAGGACAAGGAGTTACCATGACATTCATTAAGTATGATGCTTCAAGCTTAAACAAACTGGTTGCAGGACTTCGCAGTATTCCAAGGGGGGCGGAACAGGCAGCAACCAGGGCCATCAATCGGACACTTAATACAACCCGTACTGAGATAACCACCCGTGTTCGTGAAGATTACAACGTCAAGGTTTCAGCGCTTAAAGGTGGGTTGAAAATAACGAAAGCCAAGTATGACCACCCGGAGGGCTATTTAAACGTCGCCGGGCCGCCGGGTATCCCACTTATTAACTTTCGGGCAAGAGAACGCATTTCCCCTGCCCGGATTCCTTCAACCAGGTGGACAGGCACGAGCCCGGGGAAAATCCCTGAACCAAGAGTGGGTGTATCTGGGGTTATCAATAGAAATCGGGGCAGGAAGACTTGGACCGGTGCGTTTGTCGCACGTATGCGCTCAGGCCATGTAGGAGTCTTCCGCAGGGTTGAGCGATCTCCTGCCGCGCGTCGACCTTCAGGACTCGGCCGAAGGTTTATCAGGGAACAATACGGCCCCTCAGCTGCTCGGATCCTCACCGGGGGCCGATACACAAAAAATATTGAAACACTGGTCAATGATACCATGCGCAAAAACATGCGGCGTGAGACCAGGAACTTACTACGAAAGCTCGGCAGATAGCCGGGAATATCCATCACAATCTACTGGAGATAAAGAAATGAAAGACACAACCACAACCAAATTCGACGGCCAGGAAATCACGATCAATGAATTAACCACGGCGCAGATCAGGACGATCTTCGACCAGATCGAGAAGCAGGAGCCTCAGCTGCTCGATGACCTTATCAATGAATCTGTCCCTGTGCTGGCGATTGTCGAGGCTTCAGGGATCAGTATGGGAAAACTTGAGGAGAGCAAGCCTTCCGAAGTTTCGAAGCTGGCCAGGGAGGTGGCCGCGGTAAACCCTTTTTTAGCCGACATGATCAAAAGAAGAGTGTCGGCGTTCGAGAAGCTGGCAACGGAAATATCAAAGAATCAATCGACCGGCACGCCTGCCAGTTGATAACTCAGGGGCATATACACGTGTGGTCTTACGGATTCGGCCTGTTTCTGACAGCAATTAAAGAGTCCAGGCCCGGCGGCGGGTGCCCGCTCATGTCCAGCAAATGAGGTGAATGAATGTCGACAGAAAAAATGAAATTCCAACTTGTCCTTTCCGCTGCCGGAGTCGGATTTACCAACTCGGTTGCCAAGGCGGTCCGTGGAGTGAATGCTTTTCACAAAGAAATGGATGCCGCCCGTGCCGCAGCGGCAAGGCTTGACAGGGGCCTTGCCGGCGCGGCAACAAAAATAACCGCCCTCTTCGGAGGGATAAGCACGGGCGTCCTGGTCAAGAGTCTTTTTAATGCCGGGGTAGCTTCAGAGAAGCTTGACAAGGCTTTCAAAGGTATCACCGGCTCATCAGCGGCGGCACAGAAAGAAATTGAATTTGTGAGGAACACTTCCGACAAGCTCGGCCTGGAATTCCTGAGCACTGCAGATTCCTATAAGATACTGGCCGCTGCGTCAAAGGGAACAGAGCTTGAAGGTCAAAAGACCCGGGATCTGTTCGTATCAATTACTGAAGCAGGAACCGTCCTAGGCGCTTCCAACGATCAGCTTTCTAGGACTTTCCTGCAAATCGGCCAGGGCATAGGCCGGACCAGATTTGAACTTGAAGACCTGAAAACCATTTCCGAGGCCCTGCCGGGTGTAGGCATGAAAGACTTTGCCGATGCTCTTGGGGTGACCACACAGCAGTTCCTCAAAATGGTTTCTGCCGGCGAAGTTGTCTCAAACGATTTCCTTCCCAAGCTTACGCAAGCCCTACATGAAAAATTCGGAAAAGCTGCTCTTGATGCGGCCAACAGTGCGGAGGCGGCAGTGAACCGCTTCAAGAACGCCTGGTTTGATCTGAAAACTACCTTGAGCGATGCCGGTTTCATGGACATAGCCACAGGCAGGATCAAGGAACTCGCCAATGCCATGAAAGATCCCGAGGTGAAACAGCGGGCGGCCGAAGTGGCCAACAACTTTTTCAAGATGGCAGATGCCGTTCTCCGCTTTGCGGTCAATCATGGCGCTGCTGCAGCAAAGATAACAGGAACGTTTGTTGCCCTTTCTGTTCTTTCCAGAACCGTCTACATGCTGACAGGATTATGGAAGGGCCTCAATGTAATTATGCTGGCAACAACCGGAACACGACTTATCCCCTATCTTGCCACCTTGCGGCAGAATCTCGCCTTAACCGAAATTGCCGCTTTGGGTGTACGCGGTGCCCTCGGCGCTGCTGCCGGTTCTTTCCTGGCCCTGGTCGGCGGTATCAATATCGGGGAATGGATATACAAACAGACCGAAGTGGCGGAACGAGAACTCCGTGAGCTGCAGCACCAACTTGACCTGACCGCCGCCAAATTCAGGCAATTTGCCGGATTCCAGACCGAAAACAAGAAGTCACTTTTCGAGAAGAGCACTGAGGACCTCAAGGAATATGAACAACGGCTGATCGGCGCATTCAAATACCAGTCGGCTATTGTGCAAAATCTTTATGCTCAATCCCGGGAAACGAAATTCTGGGGCGGCTTCACCGATGAAGCGAAACGGGCGCAGGTTGAACTGGTGGCCGCCCGGGAGAGACTGAAGAGCATCGAACGGGCAATGAATGATTATGCGGAGGTAGTCAAACAAAAACAAAGAGAGATTGCCGCAGCTGAGAAGCAGACCGGGAATAAACGGGAAACCATCAGCCAGGAAACCCTGGATAAAATGAAGGGCCAGTACAAAAAGTATGTGGACGAAATCAAGCGGCTGCAGGATGAAATCGCCGACAAGGAACGCTCTTTACAGGAAGAACTAAGGGATATGGCCAGATCCGGCATGTCTGACTTGCAGGCATGGAAGAACCGCAAGGCGGAGGCCGATGAATATTATGCTGCTGCAGAGCGTGCCGCCAAAGCCGGGGATTTCAAAACCGCCACTGATTACATAAACATGGCCAGCCGGGCATATAAAGACCTGAATGAAGAGGTCAAGGTAAACAACACCGAACTGATCAAGCTCAAGCAGCAGCAGGCGGCTGCCATCCGTGACAGCGGCTGGACCAAGGGCACTTATCAGGAATATCTTACCCTGAATAAGCAGATCCAGCAGCTCCAGGCCGAACTGCAGCAGAAAGGCGGCGATGCTCAAAGGACCGCGATCAGTGCAAACCAGGCGCTTCAGACTTCAACAGAGGGAGTGAAAAAATCAGGAGAACTGGCCATTGAAATCCTCAAAAAGCAGGAGGAAGCCACCAAGGAAGCGGCCGACGCACTGAATGAAGAGAGCGGTTGGCAGGTGGCCGCCGAAGGCCTGACCAAGGCTGGGGAGGAAGCCAGGCAATTGGCGGAGGCCTCCCAGCAGTTTGACGAAGAATGGAAGACTGCCATTATCAACATGGGTGTTGAGTTTGCCAAGGAACTGGATGCCCTTGAACGGAACATCAATCATACTCTCAGGCCCCGAAAATTACTGATCGAGACTGAAACCCGGGAGAAGCACGCAGCTGGCGGAATGGTGGGCAGATTTGCCGGGGGTGGACACCTTCCAGGGTACGGCGGCGGCGATAAGATCCGAGCGCTGCTTGAAGCCGGTGAATTTGTTGTCCGCAAAGAAGCGGTATCAAAATACGGCGCCGGCTTTTTCCATGCCCTCAACTCCATGCGGATTGATGGTCTTTCCATGATCAAGGCCCGGATCGGCGGCTTGATAGAATCCGCCGGCAGAGTATCGGTCCAGCGGTTTCAACAAGGGGGGTTGGCGACAAGTCCGGGCCAGGCAACCGGCGAGACAATTACCGTCAACCTGAACCTGCCGACCAGCGGCCGTCCGCTCACCATGCGCGCAAGAAGAGAGGAAGCCAGGGAACTCTTACGCCAAGTTGGCGACCTGGCCAACAATGCAAGCTGATCAATGTACTGCAAAAAAAAATGGAAGTGCAGGCGCAGCAAGCATACGGACTGCCAAACATGCCCGGATCTCTCGCCTACAGATCAGTACCTGAGGGCATGCAGGCTGCTCCTTATTGCCATATTCGAGCCGGACCTATACGAGCAATACCGTCAGCTGAGAAACCAGGAAAAATTGAACCTGGAATGAAAGACGGCCCAATGTGAAAGAGTGGGTTTCAAAAAAAACGGAGGAAAACAGCATGACACTCAAAAGAAGATTTGAAGCACTGATCATTCAAAATCCCAAGCTTGCCCTGGATGCCCTTGCTGAACTTGGTTACGTCCAGCCGAAAAAAACGCGGGAATATGAGTTCGCGCGGGAAATAGGGCTAAAGATGGGTGTCAAGGACGGTATGGAAAGGGCCTTGGCAATCATTAAGGCTTGTCGCGAAGGGGGGCTTGATCTGCAGCAAGCTGAAAAAATGATAAATGAAGGTATGGACCTGAATGCCGCCATGGAAACCATTGCCCGCTTGCGCGCCTGGGATGATGTTCAGAATAGCTTCACAGGCAAATTCAAACCTACCAAGAATATTAACCACTGAAATCAATAAAACAGGAGAGAATTATCATGGGTACATTAGACACAATCAAAAAGGCTCAGGCAGGATTAATCAAAAAGAGAGATGAACTTTCCATAAATCTGCATCGGGCCAAAATGCGCAGGGATTTTCTCGAAAGAGGTGCTTTGCAGCCGAAAGAATTCAAAGAACACATATTTGCGGAAATTGACCGCCAGGCGGAAAGCTTTCCTGCCCTCATTGAAAAGATTCTCAGTGGTCTTAGCCATGATCGTGAGGCGGTGGAAAGGATCGGAAGAGGTAGGCAGATCATTCCTTTCTTCGGAACAAATGAAAACACCGAAGAGGTTATCAAACAGGCATTGTTCAGCCTGGTTAACAAGGAACTCAAGGCTACAATCAGCACCATTATTGATACAACGGCATGGCCGGACAGAACAGTCCCCTTGCCGGCAGAACGTGAGAAGGAAAAAGCTGCGCTGGATGAAAAGATATCAGCTCTGAATAAAGAACTGAACCAGCTTGACAGGGAAGCTGAACAGGCCGGAATTAACATACGCCCCGGAATAGTCCAGGACGATATTCCCTATTTGAGATCAAGCCCCCAGGTCTCCGAAAATCCGCCAGTCGAGAAAAAAGAGCAACCTGAGGCAGAAGGTTTATTCGAATGGACTGAAGTGCGGCCTGAAGCGTCTGCCAGAATACCAAGTAAAGCAGGGCAAGAAAATCTGGCCAGAAAAATAAGCTCTTTGGCAAAAAAACATGAGCAATCGATTAATCGTGTGAAGGTGCCGGAATAAAAATCCGATGAATGTATGCAGTAACTTCGCCATTGTGCCGTACCTCCAGGCACGTAGGGGGAAGCGGCAGGATTTGAGGCCCTGCCGGCCAACCTGTGGTGATACATGCACACATTCTTCTGCATGTATTCCGAACATGCAGAGCAGCGGCCGGGCGTTGATCGTCACCCAAACGGGTCCCGGATCTCCCCGTTTGGATTTCACCGGCTGTTTGCCGGAAAGAGGAAAAAAATGGAGAAAAACTTTAAACAATCGCGCAGAAATTCTGTTGTAGGGCAGGGCATAATCGAAGTTTGTTGTGTTGTTCTTCCAACCGCCGAAACCTTATGGTTTAAAACCAAAGGAAAAAGCAAGGATTACCTGCGCGAATTGCTACGCCAGTGGAGAAAGCAACACCCTGAATTCGACGGCACGGAATGTTCATCCGGAGCGGTGCTAATCCATATGCCTGAAAACAATTACCGGGCCATCCAGGCGAAAAGTGGCCGGCAGATCATCCCCCCGGGAGAACTCAATCCTATCTCATTGGATGGATCCCGGCGGCCGGGATTCAGTGTCATCCCCCCGGGACAATTTGAACCTGTATCACTGGATGATGACCTGTAGTGGTGCCACAATAACGACGAGTAACAGTGCATGTTTTACCTGCAGCAACGACAGGGAGACAACTGGTTCAAAAATGATCCTGATTATGATCCTTTCTTCCTTGATGGTGGAATTCATATAAATGAAAAGACCGGTGAAAAAATATTCTAATGGAGGTTACCGGAATGTCTAGCGGCCTTCCCGGCTATCTCTTTCCGCTCTTCCGGTGTGAGTTTATCGGCCCGCGCCTTGCCGCCTTTCTTTCCACCAAGGCGGCCAAGTGCTACGGCATGAGGATTCTTATGCTGCAGTCGTTAGTGTCGAATTTACATACAAAAAGGCAAGGCTATATCTGTTGGTTCGTTCTCGAATTCCTGAGCTTATTCCTGTGCGTCAATGAGACCAGAAGCACATTCAAGTTTGGGTTTGCTAGTTGATTTGCTCAGTACTTACGTAATCTTTACTCTTTTTTCACCCGCAATGCTTTACCGATCATTTTCTTATTTTTTTTCAATGTAGCAATATCAGTAGGAAGAGACAGAAAGTCTCCATATTCTTCAATACTTCGAACATTAATTTTATTTGCGATCAATCTAAACAGATGAGGATCAATAAATGACTTTATAAGATATGCTATTTGGTCAGATTCTTGGTTATCTGTTTTACCAGAGTGGACATAATGATTCCGGCGATAGCGAAGAGATTCGAGAACGTTTTTTGCGAGAAGGCAATCTTCGCCTGTATATAACCATGTTGTTCGTTTGATAGTTTCATCATAGTTACTACCAACCGTATTGGTTATTTTTTCCAAAATGCTCCACATTTGTAAAAAGGCTATATCAGTATTTGGTTGGTCGAGTGCCTCAACATAACGAATCAACAAACTCTCCAATTCTTTTCTGTATTCAAGATGCATGAGCTTCCTCATTGCCCATTTCCGTTTTTTGTCAATTTGTTTTAATCTTTCGATATCTTGGAAAATTATTTGGTCCTCTGTAAAGTCTGGATCGTACCAATACATATTTTCATTTACTGGTTTCCCATTAGGGTGGTGGAGTGTGTGAAAAGGACCTGTGTAAAAGATACCAAGAGGTTTTCTTATGGTAACACCAGAATTTATTGACCAAGCACCCTTCGTGGCAAAAAGTGACCAAATACCTCGGAGGATATTGAGAGCATTGAGGGCCTTTTCTATTGCTTCATATTCACTTCTTCCAACAGTAGAGACCTTTACAAGTTTGTACTTCGATGACTCAATATGAAATGGGAAGGTTGAACTTTGTAAACGCAATGAAAGGATCTTAGGAAGTGGATATTTACTACCTCTGTTACCTAAGGCAGAAATCAAACAATTATTAACCTTAATGGTTTTCGCTGGAAGTTCAGTGACTGATAAAGAACTTATTAGTATATATTTGGCTGGATTGGCGCGAAAATAGGTAGCAGCAATTTTGTCAGCTTGAAACAATAAATCTTTATGATTGATTGAATTACCTGGTGATTTTTTAACCAAAGCATCAATGGCTTTTGAGATAATCTGCCATGAATCAGTTTCGTTTAGTTCTTCATTTTCAGGATTTATAACAACAATCGATGGTCGGAGTCCCACAAACAACGGATAAGTTGAAATAAGCCATTCAATCACCCCTCTAGGATTCAGCTTGGCTTCCTTTCCGATTTCAGACATAATTTGCTTTGGCGCGTATTTTCCGTCGGTAGCGTCAATAATCTTTCGCACTTTTGATTGAGCGGTGGCCTCGCTGTAGTTCTCAGCCTACGGCCATTTTCTTTTCCAGCTCCAGTTCTCGTAACAGATCCATATCCAGGTAACGTTTACTGC